AATTCCCAGATAACTGAAATATACACTAAAAAATACAAAAGTCAATAAAAATGGGAGCCGAAGCCCCCATTTATTTTTAGTAGGAACCGTAGATTCCTAATGGATCAGACCAGCCAAAGCTGTAACGCTCACGAGACTTGTAACGAACATTACCGGTATCGAAGTCCCCGTCCATAGAATTTTGCAATGGTGTACGAACGAAGTGCTTGAGACCGTTAGGTACGTCAGTTGTCAAGAACCAAGCATTGGTAGCTGTCAAGAAGTGGTTAATTGTATAACCTTCTGGAACAGAACCGTTGTTCTTGATTGCGTTGATGTCGTTGTTGTTTGTACCAACACGGAGTTCAGTATCGAGCAAACGTGTTGCAACGAACTGGAGTGCTGGAGGAACAACCAATTTCTTAGGTTTAGCAGCGATCAAGAGGCCACGCTCATCTGTCCATGCAGCGATCTGAATAACAGCATTTTCAAGGGCTGTTTCGTTCAAGTCAGCAGGAGTAGAAGGAGTGTTAGCGTTAGTACCACCGTTAACGAGTGGGTGTGCTATGTTAAGTAAAGAAACACCATCACCACCAGCATAAGCAGCGTTGAATGCGTTGTTTAGAACAGCGGCTGCTTTAACTTGCTTGGTGTAAGCCATAGCACGAGCTAGACCTTTTGTATAACGCGCAGACAATGAGTCATACAAGTTATCCTCAATAGCCTCTTCTGTTAAGGAGAAGCCAAGAGCGATTGTCTCGTGGTTATAGCGGGCTGTCCATGCTTCTTGAGCATTGTCATAAGCGATGGCGTTGCCCTCGGCCTTAACAGGTGCTGCAGAGAAACCTGACAGTTTTGTTTCTTCTTCGAATGAACGCTCAGAGGTCTCTGTTTCATAGATCTCTTTGTGTTCTTCGCCGTAGCGTGCGTACTCTAATCCAAACAATGCGTTCAGTCCAGGGAGCAGCTCTTTGAGCAGTTGTGCGCGTGAAATTGCCATTTTATGTTACTCCTTAAACAGCGGTTGCAGTGTAATACTCATGTATACCGAAATTCAATTTAACAAGAACTTCAGGATAGTTTGTAAACACAATGGTTGATGCGGAAGGAATAGCTGTTACGCCACCCGGTACTGCTGGAGCTACGTTTAAAGTTCCAGATGTTGCGCCGGCTGAAATAGCTGCGGTAACAAAAGATCCAGTTTCAATTAACTGTCCATTAGTTGCTAAGTAAGCTACGTCAGCACCTTGCAACACGTTGCCGTTAGGTCCGGTTGTCATAGTGATAGTAGTTGTGCTTGAGCTACCAACAGCAGAGTAAGATTGAGCTGTATCACGAACAATATCAACAACGCGCACAGGGAATGTGTTTGTAGTCAAAGTTGCAGAGTAAAGCAATGCGTTAGCAGAGTCGCCAGTATTGACGTTACCAGTGTTGTTAATCATCTGGTAGTTTTGGCCAATCATGGGGATGCTTGCTGATGCAACAGTAGTTCCAGATGAGCAAACAACAGCTTTGAAAACTGTGTCAGGATCATCACAAACAACTGCTTGTGCATCACCAGCTAAAGTGCTTGCAGGCCAGTATTGGCTGAAACGCTTTTGCTTAGTTACTGGGTCTGTATAGTTACAGCCAAGGAAAATACCAACCATGCCTGATGCACCGCCACCAGTAGAAACTGATTGACGTGTGATGAAGCCTTGGGCTAGTGCAACGAAATCGCCGTAAAAAATACTGGTAGCATAGCCGTACTGGATAGGCAACTGACGAGTTGATCCAGCAAAAACTTGTCCACCAATAAGATTTACAGGCTTTAGGCCGTAAGGGGCCGATACTGTAGGATATGCCATTTAAATCTCCAAAAATTTATGAACCTTTTCCAAAGCTCACCTGCGTTTTGCCTTCTCTAAAGATCGGCATACGTGGGTCACTTTGACGCATTAAATTGTTATCCACAGCTTCCGTCTGTTTCCGTGTTTGGTCAGCGTAGTAATCTTGCTGCTGTTGCACGAATTCTTCAGGTGTTTTGCAAAGTAACAACCCGCCAATTTCAATGTTGCCTTTAAAGCGTCCATTGTCATCAACTAGCAGTTTGAATTTCGGTTGTTCCTCTACTGTCACAGGCTCCCAGCCTTCCCTCAGTCTTGAAGAAAGATTGCGGGGGTCCGCATTGTTCAGCATCGAAACACGAATCCATCTGTAAGCATAACCAGCCTGTTTGTCCGGCTCAGGTAAAAGTTCTGGTGGACGCCACTGCTTAGGGCGCTCAGTAAGTTCACGGTTATCTAGCTCACGGGTCAATCTCGTTTTGTCGGTCATGTTATAGCTCCAATTTTAAAAGTTCACGGGCGTACTGCTCATTAGTCAAACCAAGTCTTTTTGCGATAGCTTGTTGTGAGGTCTTTAACTTCACAGGCTGCTTTGCTGTGCTTCTGGTTGCAGACGCTACAACAGTGCTCGCTCTTCGACTCTGAGTTTTGGGTTCATTGTCTACTTCATCGACTTTAGTTTGAGGTTCCAAGGCTTCAAAATAGTCAGGGAACGCTTTGCGTACTGTTTTGTCCAGCCGCTCATAATACTGATCACTACCTATGAACTCTTTACCGTATTCGTCGGCAAGCTCTTCATGTACACCGAGTGCAAAAGCGGTCATAGATTTTTTACTTCCATACCACGGATTCTTTGCAGTCCAATTCTGAAGTTTGGGGTCAGTTGGACGTGCTTGTTCCTGCACTTGTGGCATTTGTACCTCATTTTCGAGGTTTTGTAAAGTAGGTCTGTAATTTTTCGCACTATTTAGTTTTAGTGTTGCGTCAGTCATACGCTGCTGAGCTTCAATAATCTTGTCAGCTTCGCCTGTTTCTAACGCCTCCCTATACCCTCTTTTAGCGATTTCTACTGCCAATTCAGCCGCATTAGTGGCTGTAGACATGTATTCTTTCTCGCCAGAAGATAAAGTAGACCTAAGTCGCTTATTTTCTTCAAGAAGTTTTTGAGCAGCTTCAACAGCAGCTTGGCGCTCTCTAGTAGCGGCTTCTTTCTCACGACGCTCATCGTGCCAGACTTTCTTCATCTGGATAAGCTTTTCTTTAGCTTCTACGCTGTATTTATCTAGCTCATCTACTTCTAGCTTCTCAACAATCTCTTTGGGCATAGGCTGGCGCCCACGGTCCTCGGGGGGAGTATCGTCTTCTAGTTCAATGTCTATTTCAACATCGGGTTTACCCTTATTTACAGGATCTATCTCGTCTGGGAATTTGTATTGTTCCATTTTTGTTGGTCCTTAATTTTTACGTTTAATACCACGTGGATCATCGACCGTACCTTCGACTGTATCGTCGTTGATTAAGCGGAATTCTCTACCGTGAATGACTAAGCGAGTACCAGCATTGGGTCGTACAAGAATGAAGTCTCCTTGTTTGCACCAGGGTCCGGACGGAAATTTAGCAGTATCTTTATAAGCATCAGGTCCCATAGATACGACAAAGAGTACTGTTGTTAGCATCTCGTCAAATTGAATGGTCTGATCAGCTTTAATAATACCGCTCTCGAACTCTTTTTCTTGTTCGGGAATTGCACACAGGATTTTGTAGCCTGCGGGTCTTGGTAATTGCTTAGCTTTTTCTTCTTCCGTTTTGTGAAAGATTCTGTCTAAGTCAACTGCCAAGGAGGGGTCGATTTTAGTCATCGTCGGAATGCTCCAAGTGTTTTATGAGGTCGTTTGCGTAATCACGTGCGAACGATAGACCTCGAATCTCGCCGCACAATCTTGAATACTCGTTATGGTCAACGCATTGTCCTCCGCTAACCCATTGTCTTAACGAGTCAACTTTTTTGTCTATCTCGTTAATTACTGTTTCGAGTTCTCTCATTCTTTACCTTTCTTTGTTTCAGGTGTAGTTTGCTGATTCATCAAGTTTGCCATGTGTTGATGCGCATGGTCGCTACGTTTTTGGTTTGTCTGATGCTCAAGGTTGCTTTTCTGTTGGCCTTGTTGGTGCTGCAAGTTTGTCATGTGCTTAGTTATATCAATTGCACTTGTTAGCCCTGCGCGTTGGGACTCCCTATCATGCAACATCTGATCTGCTTGGACTTTAGCCGCGGCGTTGAGTCCAGCTGTTTGTTGCTGCGTTTGAATGCGTTGTTGTTCAAGTTGTAGCTGTGCTTGTTTATAAGCTTGCTCCGCCTTGTCGTTAGCAATCTTGCGTTGCAGGTCTTGCGCTTTAATCTGCAAGTCTTGTTGCTGAAGCTGAATAAGCGGGTCTTGCGCTTGCTGTTGGTTTTGTTGCTGCTGGGCTTCTTGCTGGTGTTGTTGCAACAATTTTTGTGAAGCCTGGGCTGCAAGTTGAGATATGCGAACTTCCATATCTTTTGGAATATTTTCTTGTTCGCCGTACAAATTGTCGTCTTTCTCTTCGGGTAACGTGATACCCATTGCTTGTTCCATTTGCTTGCGGTACTCGTAGCCTAAATGCTCAGCAATATGAGCGTTCATAGCTGACTGCATCTGCTGCGCCATCGGGTTTTGACCAATAATTTGCATGATCTTCGGGTCTTGCATAGCTGACATATGGACTGTAATATGCGCCTGGTGATCCTGATATAAGAACGCTTTTACAGGTTTTAGCGCAATAATGTTCTGGTTTTCTGTAACTGGATCAGTCGGTAGCATATCTTCATCCAACTTAACCAGCTTCTGTGCGTTCTTAATACCCAGCACGTCTAGCATCTGCCTATATAAGAGCGCCATATTAAATAGCTGAGGCTGGCCCTGGGCAAGTTGTAATACTGCTTGGTACTGCACAATCTTTTGCGCCATTGTCGCGGCGTTGGGATCGCTAACTGGGTGGATGTCACACATGTCATAGTCAGACTGTTTGGCACGACGGTCTGCATTGTCAGGCTCGTACTCATAATCTTCTGGCGTGTCGTCACGGATAATGTCACGTAGCAAGCAAAGTTCTAACTTCATCGCATAGTGAATGCGAGCTTGAACAGCGCTCATCACCTTTAACGTTCTCTCTAAGATTGCCAACGTTGTGCCAACTGGAGCTGCAGCTGACATATCAGAGACAGTTAAATCAGCTGTGTTTGCAAACCTACGACCATCTTCTACGATCTGGTTAAGTAGCGTCATCAATACTTGTGACGGTTCTTTATATGGCAACGGCATTACGTTGTCACGCATTGTTCCACTTGGAACATCTACATCACGGAACTCTCCGGGGCTTATTGGGGTGTCGTCACCTTTGATACGTAAACCTTTAGTTTTGAAGCCGCCAGGCAGATTAGATAATGTACCGGCGTCCACAAGCTGCCTAATAAGGCTAGTACCAGACTTAGCAAAAGAACCAATAAGATGTATAAGCCCAAAAGCATAAAAACCAAAGCCTGGTATGTAAGAGTAATGAACAAAGTGATTACGCTTTTTGCGCAATTTATCCTCTTGTTTCCAGTTCCTACGAATTGATAAGACATTAGCGGTTCCTTTTTCGATTGTTATGACATATGGGAGAGCAATGCCATCATCGTCCTCGTAACCTTCTAAGTCACGGTCAACGTGCATCTCAAGAATCTTATAGCGGTCATCGGCTGTTGCCCTAAACCCCATGTTTTCTGCGATCTTTTTCTCAACATCATCAAGATTGTTAATTGGGTCGCCGAGGTCAATGTCGCGGTAAAAACCTGCCACTTGAAGTTTGCGCACCTCGTTCTCAGTCTTGCGCATGACATGGGTAACACGTGGGCTTGTTTGCAAGCTTGACGCGCCATATGGCACAACTAAATCATCAGCGGATACAAACATAGCTGCTGGACGGTTTGTATCTGGGTCAAAATAAACTTTCTTAAATGCGTTACCAGCTAGACCCAAACCCCACACCATACGCTCATGCTCAGGTCTGTACTCAACCATCTCGTCCGTAATGCGGTAATTCATATCGTCTTGTACGCGCTGAGCCGCATCTTTTTTCTCTGGCGTCTCACGCCCAATTATTTGGGTCTTAACAGGTCCAGTTGCGGGTAGCGTTTCCATAACTGTCTCAGCTTGAAACTTAACTATTGCTTCAGCAAGGAGTGGATGGTATACGCCACATGCGCCCTCCCAAGGCTCGCTTCGTTCTTCTATTTTTAAGCCAAGAAGTTCTAAGCCATCTACATATGTTTGCATCCAGTCTTTGCGGGACGAAATATCATCTTCAAAATCTGAAAGCAACTCACTTGCAATTGCTGCAAGCGTACTCTCATCCATGAACTCAGCGAGGTTAGCATCAAAGTCATTCTTTGATGGGCCTGGCATCATCTCAATCTCAAAATCTCCAGCATGGATAGTTACATCGTCTGGGTTCTCAATTTCAATTTCGAGGTCTGGGCCTTCTTCTATAGGCAATTGATCTATGCCTTGCGGCGCCTGGGAGAGAGATTTATCTAACATGATAGTCCTTAATAATATGATTTGCGCCGGTTGGACTTGAAGTAAATTACTTCGTCCTCTTCGTCGGAGTCAAGGCGAATGAAGCCGCCCTTGCGAAAACGTATGATTGCTTGGGATGTGGAGTCAACCAAGTCGTCGTGTTCTCCTGACGGGAAACTTGCTATTTCTTCAACTACTTCTTCAGCCCATGATGTTCTTGGCACCCAGACCCTGCCACTAGCAAATATATCCGCACAGGAATTTAACCTCGCTACTTTATCATTTCCTGCTGATGGTGTGAAGTCTTGAACGGGGATGCCCATCGCCCTCATCTCAGCTACTAGGGGAGCACCCGACGCCTTAGCCTCTATTATGATTGAATCTGGACTCCAGTCTTTATATTGTTCGTACGCAACTTTCTTGAGTTCTGGAAACTCCATGCGCCGTTTAAATGAATTAAGCAAAATAATATTTGCCTGGTTAACGCCTCTATCGTCTGGGCGGTCAAAGATACCCCACGTTGTACAAGCTGAGTAGTCGCTTCGCTGGGTTTTAAGAAATGCAGTATCCCAAGACTGAATAATGAAGTTGACGTAGGGCGGGTGATCTTCTTCCCACCACTGCCACCATTCGCGTTTGATAATCGCTGATACATCGCTGGTTGGCTGCTGCATGTACTGCGCCATCCACTTAGCATTAGGAAGTTCTTGGTGAAGCGCTTCTAATTCATCAATGTTCCAAAATTCTGGCCATAGGGGTTTACCCGAAGGTAATATAGCTGGAAACTCGATCACTTCCCAGTTTTCCCCCGAGCGTTGTGCAGCTGCTTTTAAGACTTGTCCCGTTAAATCTTTCTTAGACCAGCGGGTCATAACCATAATAATAGAACCACCAGGCTGCAGACGCTGCCTTGGACCTGACGTATACCACTCGTAAGTCTTGTCGTAAATCTCTGGGTTGGTTTCGCTTAGCGCCGCTTCTTGCTCAGAGTGCGGGTCGTCAATAATGAGAATGTCCGCGCCCTTACCTGTGACAGCACCGCCCACACCGATAGCAAAATAGTCTCCGCCCTCGTTAGTTGCCCACCTGCCAGCTGCCTTGGAATCAGACTGGAGTCCAACTCCAGGGAAAATTGACTTATATACATCTGAGTCCACAAGATTACGGACCTTTCTTCCGAAACCCACGGCGAGTTCAGCAGTATGAGATGTCTGGATAACTTTTTTCTTTGGGAATTTACCCAAAAACCAAGCAGGTAATAAGTAAGAAGCAAATTCAGACTTAGTATGGCGCGGAGGCATATTAATAATAAGTCGTTTGATCTCCCCGTTAGCCACTCTTTCAAACGCCCTAGCCATTTTTGCATGATGTGCTCCGTCGATGAACCCAGGCCAGACTTTATGGGCAAAATCCATGAAGTTGTTCTGGCAGTTCTCTTTATGTTTAACTTCTAGCGTAGTATCTAGCTGCTCTAGCATCACACGTAGCTCAGAATCCGACAACTTGTCCAGATTATTAAGTAAAAACTGGATCTCAGTTGCGTTATTCGGGCTGATCATTAACTTCTACGTCCGTAATATCGAGAGAATTGGCTAATTTTTCGTGTGTTGGGGTGTTTTCGAACGTATTTAACTGCATTAATGTTCGAATTCTGTCCCGAATTGCCTCTTTTAACTCGTCAGAAGTCTTGTGTGTGATGGTAATTTCTTGTTTTTCAGTGAATAAATCGGACGCTTTGCCCAGTAATTCAAGCGCTTTTAGTGCAGTTCTGTTGTCATCGTCATTTGAGATCTGCAATAAGCGGTTCATTACTATTGTTCTGACCTGAACCTTGTCGCTTATGACCTGCTTCTCGTACTCATTAATATAACCAGCAAGTTGAAGTGCAACGCCGGGGCGTTTCATATCCTCGCGGGTCTGAGCCTGTGCAGTTTTATCTGTTTTTTTACCGAGATTTCGGAACATTTCAATGGCTTTTTCGTTTTCCTCCTCGGATAAATCGAAAGTGGCGCCATCACCTAGCTCTTGTAATAACAGAGCAGTGTTCCCCATGACTTTTGCATGGTCGTTTAG